GCCGCCCCTTGCATCGTTTGTATGCGTCGCGAGCGTTCTATTTGGTCAGCCCGGTCCTTATCGTAATAAGCCTGCATTGCGGGCGAGTACACTTGACCGTACTGTCTCCCTCCGCCCATAGGCTGACCTGCTGGAGGATAAGTCATGGGCTGCTGCGGAGCCGGAGGGAAAGTCATAGGTTGTTGTTGCTGTCGATTAAAGCGTTGTCGTGGCAGTTGATACCCACCACCAAAACCGTTAAAGCCGCCGAAACCACCGAAACCCTGTTGGGGCATACCGTAGCCGCCAAAACCACCGAAACCCTGCTGAGGCATACCATAGCCGCCAAAACCGCCGTTAAAGCCACCAAAGCCGCCAAAACCACCAAAGCTCTGCTGGGGCATACCGAAGCCGCCAAAACCACCGAAACTCTGCTGGGGCATACCATAGCCGCCAAAACCACCGAAACCCTGCTGTTGCTGAGGCATACCAAAACCGCCGCCGAAGCCGCCACCGAAGCCGCCGCCAAAGCCGCCGAAACCACCTTTTTGACCACCGCCGTTATTCTGACCGACGAAATCATTTGCAGTAGTCGTAGGGCCTGTATATCCCGGAGCGTATTTAGACATACTACTTACCTTTCTTGAAGCCCTTGAGCAGCTGTGCGAAGCGTGCGCGCTGACCTAGCTTACCGGGGGCCTTAGCGGCTTTGGCAAGCTTACCGGCTGGGATTTTCTCACCCTTCTTCGCGCCTAGTTCTGCACGGAGTGCACCGGGCTTCTTGATCGCGCCTTTAATGAAGTCGGTGCTACCGCCCTTCTTAGCAAAGCCCATCTTGTTACGCACGGCTGTGGGTAGCTTAGCTAACCCCGGCTTAGATTTCTTGTCTACTGGTTTAAGTGCCATTACCTGAACCCCTTCGTCTTCTTTGCCACGGTCTTGGGCTGTTTAACAAACTGCTTGCCCTTAGCCTTACCAGCCCGCTTAGCCTTGGTTGTCGCTGCATATTCTGCAGAAGACAAGGACTTTATAGCTTTCTCAGGTAGGTAACGCTCGCCCGTTGCCTTGGCCCCTTGCGTAGATGGTTTACCGCTTTTGGTTCGCCACTTCTGCTCGGTCCAAGACTTCAAGCTTTGTTGGGATTTAGCTAGTCCGCTCACTTGTAGCCACCACCTTTAGCTTTGTACTGCTTAGCCATCATCTGAGCTTTTCTCGCGGACCATTGGCCCGGAGCACCGCCCTTACCACCAGCTTTGATGGCATTAAAGATAGCCTTGCGCATACTCGGTTTGGTGTAGTTTCCGGCCTCATTGACCTTCGACTCACCGCCAGCCGCATACATAGTCACCTCGTCGGGGTTATCCTTACGACGAATTGTCTTCGCCCCCGGCATTTTTGAGGGGTTTATAGCCCCCATACCCCGACAAGCGCGCATTAGCAGGAGCCGCCGTTTTTCATCTTGATCATCGAAGTCTTGGTCTTGCCCTTTACAGCGCAACCGTCGATGGAGCCGCCCTTGGCAAACTTCATCATTGCACGGCCCTTGGTATCAGCCGACTTCTTCTTCATTGCAGCGCCAAACTTAGTAGCCATTTTTCCACCTTTCTTATAGCCCGGACCTTCGGAACGGTTTGCACTTCCAGCTACCTTACCTTCTTCAGCGGTAGGCTTGAGCTTCTTAAGTTCATCCAGATGCTTCTTGCTACGAGCGCGGTCAGCGTCAGATGGTTTTGGAGGTGTAGAACCACCTTTAGCGTATTTCATAATTTTGCCTCCTTTGGCTTTACCGTAACCCTTAGCTTCCTGTGCCTTTTTAAAGGCGTCAGATGTTGTTAAAAGGTTGCTAAATAAGCCCCCAGTCATAGGCCGACCACGTAACGCAGTACCGCCTGTCGCAGGAGCGCCTGTACCTGTTGTGCCAGACCTGTTAGACGCGCCAAGAACTTTTGATTTGCTACTAAACCCTTGGTCGCTAGGTGCATTACTCGCCCCAATTTTGGCTTTTTGCCGCGCTATGTCAGCGGCAGAAGGTTTCTGTATAGGCTTATTCACCTTTTTAACGACTGGCTTGCTAGCAGGTGTGGAGATGCCTGATTTCACCGGAGCCGCTATTGTCGCTACTTTAGGTTCCGAAACTGAAGCTTCAGTAGTCACCGCCTTTGGTGCGCCATACTTGCGGGTCTTTGTGAGGTTACTTTCTGCGGCACGTTCTGCGGCGCGAGTAGCTGTACGGTCAGCGCCTGTGCGCTTAGCAAGGTCATCCTTAGCGTCAGCAATACGCTGCTGGCGCTTTGCCTCAGCTACTTCGGCATCTTTACCCGTCTTGCGGGCCATAGCCTTTTTGAAGTCTTTTTCGATATCTGCCATACGACGGTCGTAACGACCTTGTGCGCCACCAGCAGAGAACTTTTTCATCGTACGTGCCATATCTTTATTCCTTACCTAGCCATCTTTGCACGGTTTTCGTCTCATATATACGAATTGCCGTCCATATAATAGTAAACAACGCTGCGACTGCAGGAAGCATAGAAACCATAGTCCCAACAACCGTGAAAAATGAAGCTATATCTATAGCATACTTAAAAGTTTCGTGCCCGTCTAACATCTTAGCAATCCCACTTACGAAGCGACAGGGCTTTACGAGTAGGGCGACCCTTCTCGTCTTTCATTGGACCGGGCATACCACTCATCCGTGCACAAAAGCTTTTACGCCGCGCTGCTGACTTAGGTGACTTCTTCGCCTGCTTAGCGCTGACAGGGGGCTTAATGTTTTGCCCTTGCGCTTTTAAAGACGCACGACCCTTGGCGTTCAAGCCGCCCTTGGGGTCCTTGCCTTCCTTGCGTGTCCAAGCAGGCGTCTTAGCCATCAGATAAACCGACCCTTAGTTTTGCCTTGGGTAGCGATACCATCACCACGCTTAGAAGCAGAACCGCCCTTGGCCATCTTTTTGACCTTGCCGCCCTTTTTAAACTGCTTGGTATTCTCGCCACGGTCTGTAACTCCGAAGCGACCGCCCATAGCGGGGGCTTGTTCAGCTACCATAACTTCTTCTATCATCGGACGAGCACGCATACCAGATGCAGCAGCGCGCTTAGCGTCAAAGTCAGCTTTTCTCATAGCTGCAACTTCAGCAGCAGTGGCTGCGCGTCGAGCGGTCTTCTTCTGTGCCGCTCCAGCCATACGAGGCGCTATACCCGCCATAGGACCAAGTGCCTTATTCATTGCACCTAGTCCCTTACCGAATAGACCTTTACCTGTTACGGCACCTGCGAACGGCGAAATATCACCTAACTTAATACCCATTATGCTGCGTCCTTCTGTGCGGGGACAACCATCGGATAGAGAATATCTTCGCCGTAATTGCCGATATATTCCTGTACGCCCATGTGGCCCAAGGTGATTGTGGGGTCTACCCACACTTCGAAGCCCAGTTCCCGTGCACGGTCGCAGAAGAGGAAATCCTCTCCCATGTAGCCTTCTTCGGTGACAAGGAAATCAAACATAGCGCTTAGCGTGCGGTCAGACCGCGTGTCGTAGTAGCTCCACTCTGGATGGGCTTCCGACATTTGCTCAAACACTTCACGACGCACGAGCATAAAGGCCGTCGCTACGCGCTTCGCACGGACTAGACCCATCTGGTTCATAGTCAGTTCGCCATTTTCGTCGTGGTCGAGAGTAGCAATATAATTTTTGGTTTCGCTGCGCGTACGGGGCACCGCAGCTACAATACCCTTCTTGGGGTCAGTACCCCACGCCATAAGGCGGAATACATCTTCTGCTTCAAAGTTAATGTCCGAGTCGATGAACATTAGGAAGTCGCAGTTAGACTCAAGCAGGTCTTGCGCCAGCAGGTTGCGCGCACGAGAAACAACCGAACACCCGCATATACTGCCGATGTGAAGTTCAACTCCGTGCTGCGCAGCCTGCTGAGCAAAACGTGCGAGAGAAACAGCTAGCTTCAAGGACACCTTGAAGTCGTACGCTGGAAGAGCGATGAAGACGCTCTTACCAGCTAGATCAAAGCTTTGTTCCTGTTGCATATATCACCCGTAGAAAACTGTAGCAGTTAGGTTAGCATCCAACCCTACATAAATCCCATTTTCAGCAAGGATGCCTTCGCCGGGAACAAGTATAGAGTAAGCAACAGCATTATAGCTATCGGCTTCCAACAATACAGTTAAGTAAGCCGTTACGTTACCCGTACCCGATGCCGCCGTAGTAACTGTAAAGGTGGTGGCATTAGCAGTAAGCACCGTATACGCACCGTCCACAGCGGTACCACTAGTAAAATCTAGAAATACCCTATCACCGGCAACAAGATTATTTGCTACTGTGACGGTCAGCGTGGTTGATGTGATGCTGTACGTACCCGCTTGCGGATCGTTGTCCATAAAAAGGACGTGCCTTGCTGCCGCAGCCGCGTTAGCGGATATGGCAGCGCCTTTTAGGCGGGTGCGAGAACCATACGCAACACCTGAAGTAGACCGGTGTTTGGATTTGACATCATATTGCATACCCATCAGTATTCTCCTTCTTAGAGGTTGTTACCGATTACGATGCAGTAGTTACGGCAATCCAAGTGGTGCTGCCGTCCGAAACGTACAAGCGAGTCGAAGTCGAGCTACCGTCGCTACGCAGGTAAATCGAACCCTTAGCAGCCGCAATAGTTGGAGCGCCTGAACCGATGTACATACCCATACCAGCAGCGACGTTGGTTGCGATGAATGCAGAAGCACCACCAGCGACAAGGCCCGTAGCGCTGTCAGCCGTGATGTTACCGGTTGCCGATACCGAAGCTGCCGTGACAGCGCCAGTTGCCGCCAGAGAAGTAACCGACATGGCAGGGCCAAGGGTGGAGGTGACGGTAACCGCGCCGGTTGACTGGTCGATTGAAATTGTTTGGAAGCCGTTCTCAGAACGAACTGGACCATTAAATGTAGTATTAGCCATGACTTATCTCCTGTGTAGTAGCACTCGTACGTACCGTCTCTACTAAGTCCGCTGGGCCGGTCGGTACGAATATTGTTCCCTAGTAGCGTAGATATAGCACATATAAAAAAGAAGGGAAGAGATTTCTCTCCTCCCTTCCCCCCGTTCCCTTGAGCTACGCTCTCGGGGAAACTTATTAAGCTGCGCCTTCGCTGCCGAACATACCCAGAGGGTCTGACCAGCCGAACGAATAACGCTCACGAGCCTTGTAACGTACGTTACCAGTATCGAAGTCACCGTCCATGCCCGTCGCCATTGGCGTACGAACAAAGTGCTTCAGACCGTTTGGCACGTCTGTGGTCAGGAACCAAGCATCCGTGTCGGTCAAGAAGTGGTTTACGGCGTAACCTTCTGGGATCGAGCCGTTTGACTTCAGTGCGTTGATGTCGTTGTCTGCAGTCGAAACGCGAAGTTCGGTTTCGAGCAAGCGAGTAGCAACAAACATCAGGCTTGGTGGTACGACGAGCTTACGCGGTTTAGCCGCGATGAGCAGGCCACGTTCATCCGTCCACGCTGCAATCTGAATTACAGCCGCTTCAAGCGACGTTTCGTTCAAATCAGCAGGAGTGCTTGGGATGTTCGAGTTCGTGCCACCAGAAACCAATGGGTGTGAAGCCGAGAACAACGGAACGCCGTCGCCACCGGGATAATCGGTGTCGAAGCCATTGTTCAGGGTTGCAGCAGCCTTGGTCTGCTTGGTGTAAGCCATGGCGCGAGCCAGTGCCTTCGTGTAACGCGACGACAAGGAGTCGTACAAGTTATCTTCAATCGCTTCTTCCGTCAGCGAGAACCCGAGGGCAATCGTTTCGTGGTTGTAGCGAGCGGTGAAGACTTCCTGTGCGTTGTCATACGCGATGGCCGAACCTTCGTTCTTAACCGGAGCAGCCGAGAAGCCCGACAGCTTGGTTTCTTCTTCGAAAGAACGCTCAGAAGTCTCTGTTTCGTAGATTTCTTTGTGTTCTTCGCCGTAACGTGCATACTCAAGGCCGAACAAAGCGTTCAGTCCGGGCAACAGTTCCTTAAGAAGTTGTGCGCGTGAAATTGCCATTGTTCAGTCTCCTTATGCCAGACCGGTTGGGTTGAGGTAGCTGTGGGTGCCTTGGTTCCACTTGACGATAACTTCGGTGTAAGAACCGGGGTTACCTGCAATAGCGGTCTCAGGAACAACGTCCACAACGCGGATAGGCCACGTCGAAGTAGTACCTTCGGTCGAGTCTACACCGACCTTAGAGTTACCAGTAGCGGTCGAACCCGTATTGTTAGCACCGTTAGCGAGCTTCACGTTCGAGCCAACAGCGGCTTGAGTGAGGTAGCTTATGGTGTTTGAGTTGGTACCAGCACATACAGCAACCTTGAACAACGCATCAGGGTCTTCCTGAACGTACGCTGTGATATCGCTGATGCTTGTGGTGCCGGGGTAGAACTGACGGAATGTCAATCCAAAGGTTGGGTCCGTGTAGGTGCAACCGAGGAAAACACCGACAGGGGTGGCCGAGTCTGTACCAGTGTCCTTGCCAACAGTACCGCCTGCGAGCAACTTAACGACGTCACCATAGAAGATGGCAGTCGAGGAGTTAACCGCGATTGGAAGTTGACGAGTAGCACCAGCAAAAACCTGTCCGCCGATCAAATTGATCGGGATTAGCCCGTAAGGGCTGGTAACAGAAGGGTATGCCATTTTATAGCTCCTTTAGCTATTTGCCTTTGCCAAATGAC